ATCTCCTGTCCGGGTTTTCACAGGCCGATATGAACTGGTTCCACTCACAACTCATTGCCGCGCTCAAAGCAAAGGCGGACGCCGCAGGAACGGAGAGTACCGCAGGGGCGCCGCTTAAATGGGGTGCTATCACGCAGAAGTCCGCAGAGAGTGACGTTGAAAAGTGTCACTTTGGTACGGTTGATGAGATAGCAGCGCGTGCAAAAGATGAAGAGTCTAGTTCTAAATCCGCTAAAAAAGAAGAGAAGGCCAAAAAGCAGGAGAAAACCGTGAAGGCAGAAGAAGCAGAAGAAGTTGAAGAGAGTAAAGAAGTCACAAAGGTTGATACAACCGTGGAACCATTCACCGGCTCGCAGCCACTCGTTACATTCGTGGCCGCTTCGCCGGGTGTAATTGAATCCCTCCGCAAGGAAGCACTCGTTGGCCCTAGCGGTAGAATATTCAACGAACAGTACCTTGAGCCAATGGGCATCACGAGGGATGATATAGCTATTACGTACTTAATCCCGCGTCTGCTAAAGGATGAAGCGGGTAAGGTAAGAGAGCCAACAGAGTCGGAGATTAAAGCTGAGTCATTCTGGAAGGATGAGCAGCAAGTGAGGCGCTCTGCAGCAAGTGAGCCGATAGTCGTAGCATTGGGGCATACTGTGAAGAAGTCGTTAGGGACAGAGGTCGCGGTGACATTGCCCCACCCGAATGCGTTGGGAACTCCACGCACTAATCAAGAGCTCATACGAAAAAGAGAACAGCTCAAGAAGATGGTGCAGGCTAAGCTCAATTATCTGGAATACGGCAGACTCAGAAAGAGCATGGAGAAGCGCAGATAGAAGCTTTTAAGCATATTAAGGGCTAATAGTAAGCTAGATGAAGTGTAGCGACGGCAACTGTAATAGAGAAGTCGAAGACCTTAGATACAAGCAGTGTACACTTTGTCGCAACCGAAAGCGCCGATACCGCGAGACACACCGAGAAGAAGCACGTGCCGCTACTAAAAGATGGGTAGAGGAAAACAGCGAATACTGGCGCGAGTATCAGAGGATATATCGGTCTGAACACAAAGAAGAGCCACACATATATTACATTCAAAATCGTGACAAGATACGGGCGCGGCAAAAAGTATACGAATCCGAGCCAGAGCATAGAGAAGAAAAACGTAGACGCGATAAGTCGTGGTATCAAAATAACAAAGAAAGACACCATGAGATGGGTAAGTTATGGAGAGAAGCACACCCAGAAGAGTGGAAGGCAATCAAGATGGCGCGTCGTGCCCGCGAATTGAACGCTATTGGGACTTACTCAGCGGATGAAATAGAAGGATTAGCACGCCGTCAAGAGAATAAATGCTATTATTGTGGTGATTTGTTCTTTAATGGAAGTCTAAATTGTTACAAACACCGCGAGCATAAGACCCCGCTATCTCGGGGTGGTAGTAATTACATCTCAAATATCGTGCTAAGTTGTCCTAAATGTAATTTGGAAAAGGGCACAATGACACATGAAGAGTTCTTACAATTACGTAACGTTTAAGTAGAGCGCCTGAGAGATTTTAACATGACAAACGAAATTGAAACGACCTGGACTGCACGCCTGTTGAAAACAGACATCCCCCACATTGTGCGTGGTGTTGTTTACGAACCGTGTGTAAAAGGCCATTCATGCCAACTTGACACCCAGTCAGACTGGATAACCCCAGACGAGCTGAGAAAGGCGGCATGGAACTTCATGAAGAAAAGTCTTCTGAAGAAAGGCCGCACGATTGGGAACCAGCACAAGGGAGAAGTCGAGGCAATACCAGTCGAGTCATACGTTACCCCCGCTGATATGGTGGTAGATGGAGAGCTTTGGAAAGCCGGCTCTTGGGTCGTGTCTGTCGAAGTTAGCGATGCAGCTACCTGGGCGGACGTCGAGAGTGGTAAACTCAACGCGTTCTCTATAGGCGGCACGGGTGTGCGGATTCAAGCAGACCCTCATAGCAGCTCGGAGTAATAAGGCTAGGTTGAACGACAAACAGTATTTAACTGGCGCAACAGCCTTAGCTTCGCTGCTCAATTTTTTAACGCTTTTGGGGTTGAGCCATGGCTAACAAAGAACCAACCGAGTTACGTGACCTGGAGATTGAAGAAATCTCGTTGGTTAAACAGGGTGCGAACAGAAAGCGGTTCAAGATTCTAAAAGAAGGCACACCAGCCACAGACAAAGAGGTATTCATGGAAGAATTACCTTATGCAGAAGTCCTCAAGGCCGATTTGGGCACAGAGGACAACCTGCGAGAAACACTAAAAAAGAATTCGCCGGACATCTCCACTGACGCAACCGAAGTATCAGTTGCACTCATGAAGCTGGCTACGGCTTACGCAGAAGAACTTCCTTCTGACATCTTCGACACGCTTGCCGAAGCTTCAGGTTTTAAGGTAACGAAGGCGGCTACGAAAAAAGCCAAACCCGCACCTGACGACGAGGAAGATGAGGACGAGCAAGACGACGAAGAACCAGAAGAAGAAGTTCCACAAAAGAAGGCAAAGAAAATGGCAAAGAAAGCCACTAAAATGGCTAAAGCCGACGAGGATTCTGCAGTGCAGAAGGCCCTCGAAAAAATAACCAAAGAGGCTGACATCGACCTCCTTCCTGAGGACGTACAAGGTCCCGTTCGCTATCTGTTCAAGGCCAATGAAACACTTGAGACTAAGATAGAGAAGATGGAGGAAGAGAAGCGCGTCAAAGAGTTCGTCGCAAAGGCTGACGAATTTACGCACCTGCCCAAGACGGAGAAATTCGCCATGCTATTGAAGGAGATGGATGAGAAACTCTCGCCTGAAACCTTTAAAGCTGTCGAAGGAATCTTCAAGGCCGCAGATGCGGGGCTCAAGGAGTCAAATCTTTTCGTAGAGGTCGGTTCGACCGCCGCTATTGAAGGAACTCCGGAAGGCAAGCTCGCTGCGCTCGCAAAAGCGCGTGTAGAGAAGTCTGAAGGTATGACAATCGAAGCAGCGATGGCAGCAGAAACATTAGCGCACCCCGAGATTTACGAGGAAATGATGCGCGAGAGGAAAACACTATGACCGCAGGTGACATGCCGATTGGGGACTTTACATACCCCGTAACGGCAGACCTAAGCAGCTATCAGTTCTGTGCAGTGTATCTGAACGGCTCAACGCTGGCAGCGTGCACAGCAGGCACAATGGCGATGCTCGGCGTGCTACAAGACAATCCAAACGGCTCAAGCAAAGCAACAGTAGGTTCAGTACGGGAACTCGGGCACTCTAAGTGTTGGGTTGACGGCAGTGCAATACTTGCAGGTTCGCCACTAAAGCCGACGACCGGTGGACAGCTCGCATTGAGTAGCTCCCCTAGTACCGAATCAGTAGTCGCTATCGCTCTTGAAGCAAACAGTTCAACGAGTTCGATTATTGAAGTCGCACTCACGAACCGAATCCTGACCTCCGGCGCAACCCGTGCAGGACACCTAGTGTTCACCGTTCCAATGGTGAATCTTGGTACTAGTGGCGCAACAAACGTAGTCACGACAGCACCCTTCGGATTTACGGGCATCGTTACCAACATGTTCGTTGTTCCACAAGTGGTAGCAAGCACAAGTGGGGCAACAGTTCTTACGGCTACTATCACCGGAGCGGCGATTACGACCCTGGCATGCACGTGTGGGAACACGGCACTCAAGACGCGAGGCACTGCGATAGCAGGAACAGCAGCAACGGCAGCTAACAGCTTTGGACCGACGGACACACTCACGATAATCAGCACGCCAAGCGTTACCTTCTCGGGCGACACGGGCTCGGCGGAGATTCACGTGATTACAGGATAAAGAGGTAAACAAAAATGCCACAACCAACTGTAACCGATGTGCACGTGAACGTTCCGTTGACTAACATATCGATTGCGTATATACAACAGCAACAGGCGTACAGAGCCGCAGAAATCTTCCCGATGATTCCTGTACAAAAGATGTCTGACAAATACTTCTACTACACGAAGTCCTATTGGTTTACCAATGAGGCTAAGATTCGTGCAGACGGAGCTGAGTCAGAAGGTACGGGCTACGGGATTGACTCGTCAAACAGTTATTCTTGCGACATCTACGCACTGCACCACGACCTTGGCGACAGGGTAGTGTTGAACGCAGACAGTCCGCTGAACATGCAGCGTGACTCGACGCTCTTCCTGACGCAGAAGCTTTTACTGGCGCGTGAAAAGAAGTGGGTTGATAACTTCTTCACCACTGGCAAATGGGGCGGCTCAACTGCCCTTGTAGACCCCGCTGGCTGTACCTCCGCGGCACTGACCGCAAACTACGGCACGCCCGCCTCAGCAATCTGCTACTGGAACGACTACACCAACTCGACTCCGATTCAGGACATACGCCACTACAAGATGGCAATGGCCGCGCAGACAGGGTTTGTTCCTAACACACTGGTCCTCGGGCCTAAAGTGTTTGAAACACTCTGCATGCACCCCGATGTTATCGAGCGTATCAAGTATGGCGGAACTCCTGGAGCCCCGGCAGTCATGAGCGAGCAGGCACTCGCGCAAGTACTCGGCGTTGACCGTGTAGTTGTGCCACTGGCCGTAATGAACTCAGGCGCAGAAGGCATCGCAGCAGCCACAGCAGAAGCGGACACCGACTTCCTTTATGGATTGAACGCTCTGCTCTGCTACAGCAACCCAAGCCCGTCATTGCTCACCCCGAGTGCTGGCTACACCTTCGGGTGGACTGGCTACTTGATGGGTGGCGGCGGCTACCAGAATGCAGGGGGGGCCGGATGGTTCGCTGTCCGCGACTTCCGCATTGAGTGGAGACGTGCCTTGAGGATAGAGGCTGAGATGGCGATGGACATGAAGCTCATCGCTGCGGACCTCGGCATCTTTATGCACGGAGTCACGAGCGCGTAAACGCTAGAAGCGTAAAGTGCAAAATTAGGTAGAGGTGTTCTAAACTATGACGTGGACCTACGGAAACAGTCCTGCCGTCCTTCCGGATGGCACATACAACGTTGACCTAGTACGGTTCCTCATAGGGGACACCGACACCAACCACCAGCTCCTTTCAGACGAGGAGCTGGGTTTTTTTATTCAACAACAAAATAATTATTATATGGCTGCTGCTATGGCGGCAGACGCACTCGTTGCTAAATTCGCACCTAGCACCCAAGAAAAGTTAGGTGATTGGGAAGGCGCGTATCAACAGAGATACGACCACTTTGTTGCACTTGCTAAAGACCTCAGACGAAAGGCTGCCAGGCAAATACGAATCTTCGTGGGTGGGATATCACCTATGGAAGATGAAGCACAAGAGCACCCGCGTGCGTTCAAGCGCGACCAGATGGTTGATAAGACATGGTAGGGACAAAAGATGATGATAGAAATTAAAAAGATTGAAACCCCGAAGAAGAAGGTAGAAAAAGAAGAAGGCAAGCTGAAAACAACGGCCAGCGACCTTAGCACTGCATCGACGAACGTTGCGACGGTGCTTGTGGATTATGGCCCCCTGCCGAGAAGTTCATACGCTGCCACACAATTAAAAACTGCCAACAGAATCTTAACCAAGATGGTTAACCAGAAGCAGGGTACATAGATTATAGTTTCTTTATGAAGAGTCGCAATTCCCATGCGACGGAGGAGGAGGTTTAAGAATGGGATATAAAACAGAATTAGCTAAATTCTTTAATGGTGCGTGGCTCACAGGCCCGATGCTCTCAGACAGCGCGGGCGCAACAGGTGCGACGACTGTGTACTGCGTTTACGTGGCTCTAGCGTGAGGTAAAAAAATGACACAAAGAGTAACATTAGTAAGTCTTGGCACTAACAACAAAGAATCCCCGCTTAACGTAGATGCCAGCGGCAACTTAGGGGTTAATCTGGAAGGCGAACTGGCAGTTGGTGAACTCAAGCTTGCCGCCGCCGATCCGGGTCTAGTAGCCCTCTTGGCGGGACTCGTTGGGACGAACTCAAAGACATTCTCTGACGTCGTAACGGCAATCGGCAACCTGCCGCAGACGCAATTCAGCGGAGCGGTTACAAACACAGGGCTCACCGACATAACCAATGTTTATGATTCGCTGACACATGCATTGACTGTTTCGACTAAAGGCGTGCGGAGTGCATCGCCAACAGAACACCGCAATACATTGACGGCCCCCGATCTTCTCGGCGCAGTATCGACCGCACCAACGGTATTAACAGGAAGTGGCGGCACATTTGCCGACAGTGGCGTCGTCGAGGGGTCATTGACTGCGACGGCATATTACGGCGCGTATGCTATACGAAATGGCATGGGGGTTACGATGGCCTCGGCAGTTGCCGGGCCTATCACGCCGACAAGCGGCCACTCAATGAGATTTACTATCCCGACAGCATGGCGAATAACCGATTCAGACGCGATATTCGACTTTTTCCTATCAGTTGATGCAGGCGCACCAAAGCATGTTTGTTCATTCACTGCGGCACAGTTAGCGGCGAGCGGCGGAGTAGGAACGGGATGTGTATGCACAACCGCTGAAACGCCGAGCGCGGTCGGAACCGCAGTTGCGGCGTGGGCGTGTGACATTGGCGTGGTTGGCGCAGGGATGCAAACAACGGCTTCAATATTCGCGCAAAGCACCGCATACGAACTCTCCCCGGGGGGCGTGGCAATCACTCCGGTCAGCACCGCAGGATACAACAACGTCGATTTGTTCGTCGATGTCTCAGTGGCGTCATTTGCTTCGGCAACGCAACCGGCGCTCACGTTGATCCCGTTATTCCTCAACGATGGCGTGGCACAATATCACGTTGGCGCACCGATATACGTCAATATCGAGAACCAAATCGGAGCCTCGAAGCGGCAGGTCTATAATCTGACGACAAATGGCGCGAGCGTGATGATCCTCGTCGTTTCAATAGCGAACACGACCATAAATCGAATCGACATAACTCCGACGAGCGTGGTATAAATGGCGACGCAACCGACCGCAGTTATACCTCGGATGCTGCGACCTGCGGCCACATCTAAACGTTACGGCCAAATCATCAAATTAAAACGTATCGACTGTAAAGGGGTAAATCTCGGCATTCCGGGTTTGGTTACGAGCATGGGGTAATAAAATGACATCTAACTCAGTGGGTATATCGTGGGTAAATAACGTAGCGGAGGCGAGCGCGTATAGCTGGTTAGAGAACCTCGCGCAGTTTAATTCGAGCGGGCATTGTCCTCAGACAGGCGGCAACACAAACCAAAAGAACGTAACGGCGTACCTCAACGCCAACAACGTTTTACCGTGGGTCGGAATGAGACGATGTAATATCACAAAGTCCGGCGTTATCACGAACTTCCAAAACAACAGCGCGACGGGATGCAACTACACCGACACGCCAACGACGCCCGCGACACAAGTCGGATGGACATTGCCGGGATATTATTATTGGACTTATCATAAGCAGACGACCCTCGATGCGAATACATACAGGTGGTTTATCTCTCCCGACGGAACGGGAACGATCAACGGAATGGCAGGCGGAAGCATGCCCTCTGACTCACCGTATTATGGTGAGGTGTTCACACCGACATGGAAGTATCATCCCGCGTTTATCAGGAACACCGTGTCGAAGCCGTATCTCGTTTTGGGTGCGTATGAAGGTCACACAACAGGAAGCGGCGGGTCACAGATTCTTAATTCAACTGCGGAAGTATTGCCAACAACAAACCTTCTTTGCGCGGGCGCCCGAACGTATGCTCAAAATATAGGAAGCGGATTGTCGTATAACGGATGGGGCCAACAAGACTTTCTCAGTCGGTGCGCCGTTCAACTCGCATATTTAATAGAATGTGGCGGATTTAATTCAAGATTGCTAATCGGAACAGGAATCGGCAACCTCTCAAGTGAAACTCACCGAGGGACGGGCGTTAGAACCGGGTGGACGTCAACGCTTGCAGCGGCGAACGGAGGGACAAACCTCGGCAACCTCTCAGGACTTGGAGTTGCATTTACCGATTCGACTATCGACGGGTTATACGTGGCGGATACTGCGGTCAGCGGGAATCAGGCCGTCTCATATCGTGGACTTGAGAATCCGTGGGGAAACATCGAGGAATGGCTTGACGGACTAAACGTCACGAATTATATCCCATGGGTCGCGGACAACAGTTTTGCCGTTGACACATTCACAGCGCCTTACACAAGCACCGGATTTACACTTCCGGCGGGTGGATGGGCGACGGATATTGCGGTCAGTCCGACGTTTGATTATACGTTCATACCATCGGCGGCGTCCGGCGGCGGCTACACGGTTAAGTTGGCGTATTATTATTCCAATCCCGGCGCAAGTACGAACTTCCTCGGCACGACGAGTTGGTCGTGGAACTCGGGGATGAACAACACCGACATGATGTTCTTACACTTTGTATATACGTCCGCGAATTATCTGGGCAGCGTTGGCGGTCGTATAATGTATATTCCACAGTAACGGAAGGAAAAAAATGATTTACAGAGGCTTCAACTACGTCAGTTACAAGCCGCAGTCAATAATATCCTCCCCGGGAAGCCGACAGTCGCTCGACAATATGGTGAGGATTGGCTGCAACGCCGTCGCCATAGCGATTCTGTGGACATGGGCTTCTGATACGTCAATGTATAACAGTGGACACACAACTGACGCGGAATTAATCAGCGCAATCAGCGATATTCATGACAGGGGAATGTGCGTTATGATTAAGCTCCACATAACGCCCGGATTGGCGCCGTCAAAACAGCCTTTGGATATTAATGCGTTCTTTGCCACGTATGCGGCGTTCGTCAATCATTATGCGGTGATTGCTCAAGCGAATGGCGTCGAGTTCCTGTGTATCGGAAACGAAATGAACGTAGTTGATGATGCCAATTATTCGCTGTGGAGTGCATTGATACAGGGAGTCCGAAAGCTTTACGGCGGCCCGCTTACTCTAAACAGTACACCGCAAGACTATCAAACAGTTCCGTTTTGGAATCTGCTTGATTATATCAGCATCAGCGCGTATTTCGCTTTAAGTCCGACTACATCTCCGTCAGTAGCCGAGCTAGTCAATGCGTGGTCAAACTATCAAGGCAGCAATTACTTAAACGACATTGAAACGCTGCAAGCCTCCGTGAACAAACCGTTAATGTTTACTGAGGTAGGATACCAAAGCGTAGACTACGCAGCCTCCCGCTTTACCTTACCCGCTCCGAATTACAACGGAGTCGCGCAAGCGAACTGCTACGAAGCTCTTTTACAGGTATTTGAGTCGCAACCGTGGTTCGCCGGAGTGTTCTTTTGGGAATGGTGGCCCGTTCCTTACGGCGTCGGGTATGGCGGATATGGCGATACGGGATGGACACCCCAAAACAAAGCAGCACAGGACTTTTTATTGTTGCATTGGAATCCTCCGCAGTTAGATGAGATGGAAACGGATGAGATTATCTCAACGTATGATACAACTCAGGACATAACAGCACCGATAGGATGGGATGTGAGATCATGACAGGACAACCGTATAATGGCGGCATGCTCAGATTTGGTACGAGTGACCCCGCGATAGCCACCGCTGAGAGGATCACATGGGGGAATGGCACAACCGACGCGATCTATCTTGCATTAATGGATAACTCCTATGTGCAGGTTGTCACGTCAACTCACTGGTCAGACATCTCCACGTATGAACAAACGCCGACAGGGAACTATGTCACAGGTGGTCAGCTATTAACAACCGCCCCGCCATATATCGAAGCAACGCTTTTAACTCCTTTTAACTGCGTCGTTTATACCGCAAACTCCGGTTCAACTCCGGCGTATAGCATGAGCTGGACAGGACAGGTATTTACCAACATAAGCGGCGCAGTGTTATATAAGAAAAATGCCGGAGCAACTTCGACGTGGCCTCTACTTTGTTTTATAAGTAGCTTATCGACAGTGACCGCTAACAATGATACATATTCTGTAATGTTTGGAACGCCCGGAACAACGCTCGGGATATGGCATCGGGTATTGTAAACGTGATAACATGACGATAAGCGCAACGTTTGGATCGTGCGGAGTGGCGGATCAATGCGGCTGTTTGTCTATCCACCTTAACCGAGTGCTCTCGTATCTCAGCAGCGTCGGACTGTGCGATCAATCTTCGTGCTTACAAGTGATGACAACGAATATCCTTAACAGTTTCACGGAGCCAATTATCGCAATTATGGAACAAGACGAATCATTTGTTGTTATTCAAACGCAGGGGGGCTAAACAAATTGACCGATATTGTGCTCACCGCAGGGACGACGCGCAACCTCGCAATAGCCATCGAGAATAACGCGAGGCCGCCGGGGCCGATAGATCTCACGACCATCACCGATATTGCGTGGTTAGTTTTGGACAGTGGAAGGGGCGTTATCCAAAAAACTAAACTGACCGGCGGTATATTGGTCGTCCCTCCGGCGAATGCGGGCAACATACTCGTCTCGATGCTCGCCGATGATACATCTCCGGCTTTTGGAGTTGGGTCAACGACAGAGGTTCAAACATACACGCATGAGGCTCGGCTTTTTTATAGCGACGGTACGCAGGAGGTCGTTGTAACGGGCTCACTCACCGT